TTGTTTTATGTGTTCCTGTTGTAGAAATTGCAGGATGTACTTCTGCTTCATTTCCTGATACAACACGCGTAACTTCTCCCACATACTCAACACCATGAGGACCTAATCCTGGTATTCTTATTAATGGAGCGAGCCCATTTTTCATATTTGAAGATGCAACCATTGCGCTTGTAAAAAAGCTGGAAGTAGTCGTAATTGTTTTTGTATGTGCAGTTCCAGCAGCTCCTGTGCTTGAGCCGTTTCCTGCTAAAGTTGCATGGGCTTTTTGAATTCTTATGTAACGTGTTCCATCAGTTGTGCTATGATATAAACTTCCAAAGTCATTGGGTACAGTAATAGTATCTGAGCCTCCCGTACAAGTAATTCCTGAGGCTGTTCTTTTTGGTTTGTAAGTGTTCCAGTTGCCTTCATCAATTAAACGAGTGCCATCAAGAAAAACACTTGCCATACCATTATCTAATCCATGAATCTCTCCTTCTGAGAGTAAGTCATAGATCATAGCTGATTGATGACGTGCAGGCGAGTTTCTATCCTGTTGCGTTTTTACTATAGGATCCTGTGCTATTTCGTTATCTGTTTTCATTAGTCTGCTACCCCTTCTGATGTTTGTTGTCCTGACTGACTTTGCGTATCTCCTGCCGCACCATCTTGTGTACCTGAACCATCATTCGGATTTGATGTACTCCCTGAGTTACTTCCTGATTGATATAATATACCGTCCCATGAGTTAGGACTATCACTTGCAAAAACAAAACCATTTGTAGGTTCTAGTTTCCAAGCTCCAAAACCAAAGTTAATTGGCGCTCCACCTACTAATACTTTTCCATATGCCATTGGGATCGGTAGTCCATTTTTAATTGTGTTTGCTGGGCCTCCGAACATTGCTCCTTCCTCTTCTTTATCCTTACTTGGTTCTTTCATCATTAACTCATTTATACCTGCTAAAGCTAGATTTATACCAATCATTGCTGTTGTAGAAGCCACAAATGATGCAATCTTTTCACTACTAAACATCGTTTCAGGCATATAAAAAGAAGCTACTATAAGAATAACAGCTAGAATTATTTTTTCTACAGAATTCAACTTTGAACCTTTAGGTACTGGAGTTACAACTATATCTTCCCCCGCTAAGTTTGATAGCCCTAACTCATTTTCATCTAGCGCCTCTCCTGCTAGTTTTACTGAAAATTCCCCCTGTCCTTCATCTTGTCCAAAATACTCCATAAATTCTTTTGGGCAGTTTGCTCTTACGACTGCAAATGCATCACCAATAGTAGGCGCATAAACGTTCCACTCCTCTCCTAGAGCTTCTCCTGCGGATCCTTGTAGTATTAATTTTCTATTCATTTGGTTTTAATATTGTTAAATTTTTATCTGGCAAACTAAAAATGTAAAAGTCTAGATTTAAAAAGTTGCAATTTTGCCGATCTGCAACACTTGGTTCTGACGTTGTATCTGGATGACTGTGAACGATTGCGAGAGGTTTTGATTTTAAATTTATACGCATATACTCGATAGGGTCAAATTTAAAATCATCATCACTTTTTGCAATGTTTGTTACAGGGTACCACTTATATTCGTTATTTTCTAGAACTATTACGCCACACCCTTCTCTTGGGTATTCCCTGTCAAGATGTTCGTATATTTGTTCTTTAATTGTATCGTTTAGCACCTGGAAAACCTCCATAGGGTAGTGTCCATCTATCTACAGTCGCTGCTTTCATGTTTGAGCTTGCTGTTCCTGCAGATATAGGTGCTGAATTATATCTCATAGCGCAAGCTTTTATAGTTTTACTACAGGCATCTCCCATTTGCCAAAAGTCTGTTTCACCTGGAGTATTTCCCTTACTTGAGTGTTTAAGTTTCCAAAGTTTTGCTTCTCCACCTGAAGTGTGCTCGACAAAGGGATTGAGTCTATCATCTGTATATGCAATATAAGTCGTGCTTGCACTATATGTGGCATATACTCTTATTCTGTTAAAGTAAGTACTATTATCACTTGGTGTTCCTGCAGTACTTTTTGTTACTGCTTTTGTGGCTTGCCAATACTCAGTAACAGTTTGACTGCCTGTTTGAGTACCGTCTATATTATACTTTATAGCATCGGTTTTTGAAGTTGTATAATACGCATCTTTTGTGAGAGTCGTACCACTTGAAACTCCTGAATAAGCTGTAAATGTTGAACTAGATAAAACTACTCTTTCATCATCAACATTTACCCAATTTTTGTATGTAACATTGTCAATTCTTAGTCTTCCTTGGCTATCAACAGTACAAGCCCCTACTCTATCACTCTCTGCTCTATCCCAGCTTGCTCCTTTATAAAGCCAGCTACAAGCATTTGGACTTACGTGTCTTGCCGGTACTGTAACTCCTATAAGGTCATGAGCAGCGGCGAGCTCAAATACTACAAATTCGGCAGTTTCACTTTTTATTCTATCTATGTAGTACACTTGACTTGGAAACTCTACAGGAGGACTTTGATCCGAGGATTCTCCGTATAAATATTTTTGGAGAGTACTTCTACGAGTTACTTTATTTCCAAGTAAGTCATCATTTGTCAAAGAGCCGATTGCGTCTCCAAAAGTTGTTAAAACGTTTGCAATACTTAAAGTTGGTCTAGCAAGAGCTCCTGTAGTTGATTTTTTAAATCCTGTAACATTAATTGGAAGTGCTTGATAAGTTCGAATTGTAGAAGGGGTTGTTTTATCTCTAAACTGTACAGTTGTTAGATCAGCTTCTAGACCTGTATGAAAGTAAACAGTAGAACCCGTGCCTAGCTCTAGCTCAAATACATGAACTATCGCAGACCCAGGATCTTGCTTTTGTACATCCTGTATAGCTGTATTTACACTCATGCTTCGTAAACTCTCCTAAATGTTGTTGTTACAGAGTAATAGTCTCCATATTCGTATTTTTTGTCCCACTCTTCACAAACTACTTTTATTGCTACTTCGTTTCCACTTTCATTTGTGTCAGGCACAGTAAAAGTGAAGGGGGTGACTCCTCCTTTATTTTCAAAAAAAGCAACGATATCATCAATCTCTGCTTTAGTTCGAGTACTAAAACTTACTCCGTACTCCTCTTTTAAATTGTTAATTCCATCTGCAATTCTTTGTTCATAGCCATCACCAAAACGTGCTATATGCCTTACAGGTGTGGTCTTTCGACTCATTCCTTTATCAGGGCGTCTTACAGTGCTTGTTAAATCAGTAAATCCTATTGCCATTTTATCCTATTCCTCCTCCGCCTAAGGGACTTAGTAACCCTCCAGGAGCTTGTTCTTTTGCTATTTGCTCTGTTACTGCTGCTTGAATAACTTGTCCAAGAGCTCTTCCAGTATCAGCGTCACTTTCAGTAGTTGATCCTTCTCCCATATGTACATTAACTGTAGTATTGGCAGTTCCAGCTAGTCCTTTTCCTGATAATTTTACAGGTATTTTTCTATCTCCTGGAAGTGGAACTACTGCTTCTGTTCCATGTAAAGTTGCTCCATACCCAGAGTTAGGGCCTGAAGCAATACCACCACTATTATAAGAGCGGTATCCTGGGCTGTTCATAATTCCGCCTGATCTAGGGCCCGACTTCCCGCCTGCGGCTGTTTTTGTTTCTAATCCCATCATATCACCCATGGCTGTTCCCATGAGTAAGTTTAATATCATTTGTTTGGCAATCATTTTTGCCATATCTTGTAATATGCTTACTGCCATTTGTTTAAATGCCTGTTTTGCACTCATTGTTCCGTTTATTAATCCTTCTAGGCCTTTTACCATGCCATTTACTAATGAGTCCATTGCTACCATTTTTAACTCACCGAACTGGGTATTCATTGCTTCTAATTGCGCTGTTTCTTCTCTTTGTAAGTTTATTACATTTGTGTACTCTTGAGCAAGATTTTGTAAGTTTGTTAGATCTTCTCCAGTTGCAGTTTTTTGCCTAACTGCATTTTCATTCATTTGTTGATTATAGGTGGATTCGGCTCTTGCAAGTTTAGCTTGCGAGTCTAAAACGGCTTGGTCTTTTGCTGCTTGCCCTCTAAATAGTGAAGGAGATGAAGCATATCCTGCTTGAGTTACTTTTCCTGCTCCAGCAGCTAGTTCTGCTCCTACTGCAGTTGCGATTAAATCTTTTTGTTTTTGTAAGGCAGTATTTAATCTTTCTTGGGCTTCTGCTAATGTAATAGTTTCATCTGCTGCTATTCCCAGCATAGATTTAAGAGCCGCTAAGTCCTCTTGTGTTGTTTTGCCTGCTATTAACTCATTTAGTGAAGCCTGCATTGCTATCATTTCTCTTGTGCCTTCGCTATACTGAGTTTGTTTCATAGAAAGTTCTGCCAGTCTTTTTGCCCTACCTTCTTCTGCAGATTCTATATCTTTTAATGCTTGTACATGGCTGCCATATTTATTTGTAAGTTCTACTATTGTTTCTCTTGCTCTTTCTAAAGATACGCTACTTCTACTATCAATCATATCTGCAACAGCCCCATAAGCAGGATCTAATCTAGAAAGCTCTCTATAATGCTCTGAAAGAGCTTCTCTTGTATCGTCAAGTTGTCCAGTATAAGAGCCTGTAGTATCTTTGGTCATTGCAGTAAACTTCTCTAGTTTCCCAAGTCCGCTATTCCCTGCTAAAAGTTGAGCTTGTGCTCGTGTAGAATCAAAGTTTTTTCCTAAACCTTTCCAACTTGCTTGAATGTCGTTAACTTCTTTTGTGTTTCCTGTGATGCTTTCCGTTAAACTTACTGCCTTCTTTCCTGCCTCTGCTTTTGATCTTTTCTTTTCATACTCAGGTTTCATAGCTTCGCCTCTTTTAACCATACGATCACCACCTGATTCAATCATTTCTCCGAGTCCGCCTAAGCCGAAGAATTTTCCATATTTTGAAACCAAACCTCCAAATTTTTTCATCATATCTCCAATGGCTATTACTATTTTATCGATACTATTCATTGCGTCTTTAATTGTACCAATAAACATTACAAGCATACCAATGAGACCTATAATACCCAAAGCTTTATTCATAACTGCACCTGTACCTTTTGCAACAGTTACCATTCCTGCCATTGTTGCCTTCCAAACAGCTCCCATCGCTTTTGTGGCTGCCATTACACCCACGCCCATTCCTTTAAAGGATAAGCCTATGGCTCTAAAAGTAATTGCACCTTTTCCTTGCATAACTGTCATAGAAGTTGAAAAATCTCTGACTATTTTTATGTCCACTCCTTTAAATATTCCTGTAGTAATAGCACCATGTTTTCTATACTGTGCTTCTGCATTTTTTAAAGCTCTTGCAAGGCCTGCTCTTTGTTGTCCACTCATTACACCGCCGTCTCGTAAAGTTTTTAATCCTGCAGATTGAATACCTTTAAGATCGCCTTTAGCTAGTTTTTGAGCATCTGCTGCTCCCATTGCTGGAGTTTGGTTTAATGTATTATATGCTCCTTTAAAGGTTGACCCCGCCTGAGAAAACCCTGCCCCTGCTGCTCCAAAGTTGCCTCTAGCAGCTATCATTGCTTCTCGAGCTTCATTTTTTAATTGAGTAAAACTTGGGATAACTTGCTTTAGTATTGAAGCTGCAAATACTCCAAGTGCTGCTATTGCGGCATTAGTGTTATTTACAAATACTCCTGCGAAGAACTCAGCTATTGGTGCGATACCTTTAAGAGCATCATCTGATAAGTCTGTTAGTTTTGAACCTAGTTGTCCGAATTGGTTTACGGGTATGTTATCTCCTACAGCTGCATATTTTCTTGCAGTCTGCCCAATAACTTCGTTAAATACAGCTTGTTGTCTTTCATAAGCTGTAAGGTCTTTTGCATTTTTACCGATTGCTGCCCCATACGTAGTTGTTGCCTTTTCTAATCTTAAAATGATACCCAATTCGTCTAAGAGCTCTGGCTCGGCTTTTGTTATACCTTTCAATAGTCTTTGATATGAGTCTGCAAAGTCTCTACCAAGAGCGATTGAGGCTTGTTTTGCTGCTAAACCAATTTGTGTTACTTGGTCAGCAGAGAACCCTGCAGCTACTGCAATTGAAGCAGATTCTGCAGCTTGTTTAAAATCTAATTGAAAGCCTGTTGCTGCTTGTAAGTCTCTTGCAACAGATTTAAGTGCCACACCAGTAGTATTTGCATAAGCTGTCATACCTTCTGCTTGTACACGAAGATCGGAAGCACGTTTAAGTGCTTGGAATGCTGCGTCTACAGCAAAGAGTGAAGCGGCTAGTGTAGCGTACGCAGGGACAAGTCCTCCAGATATCCCTTGAGACATCTTAGAGAAGTTTTTAGTTGAGTTTGACGAGGCATTGGCGGCTCCTTTGAGCCTCCTGTCCATAGAGTGGGCGCCTTTTGCACCCTTATCTAAGTCTTTACCTGCCTGTTTAGCCTTTTTACCAGTTTCTTTTAAACTGCCGTCATCGTCAAACTTGACTCCTACTTTTACTTCATTTTTAGCCATTTACACTTATACCTTTACCTTGCCCTGTGGGCACTTTACTGTCTGATCTTTTGCGATCTTTTGCAATTTCATCATTTCGAGATTGCATTGTTAAGGAGTCGATATATCTTAAAAATAATATAACTACTTTTTGTTCGTCAACTCCTAAAGTATCTAGTAGCACTTTTAAAGCGCTCCAGTCCTTTCCAAGATAGTTTCCTCCTGCCCCATCCCATACG